AGTTTTGAGGGATTTCCTTGGGAACAGAAAAACCCCTCGCTACAAGAAAGGAAATATGGCTGGTGGAAATTTGAACGAACCGACTAGTACAGCTCAAATATTGTTAACTAGACAACAATTTGAGCAGGAAGTGGTGCGTGGAGATAGACCACCTCATTATCTTGATACTGAAAGGCATGAGAATGAAACTAAAAATAAATGGAAAATTTTTGAGTTACCTTATAGTGCTGGACATTGTATAGTATCTTGGGTAGATGATCAATGGAGTTTTAGTTATAGAACTTAGAGAGGAAGTATGTGGCTGAATATAAATCTAATGAGTCGTGCGAGTTTATTTACAATATAACGGCAATAGAAAAAGTAATTGACGGAGATACTGTTGATGCAGTTATTGATTTAGGATTTGATGTACGATATTGCGGAAGAATTCGCTTACTTGGAATTGATACACCAGAATCAAGAACGAGAAATAAAATAGAAAAAGTCTATGGATTGATCAGTAAACATCATCTTAAAACGTGGTGTCATTGGGCAATTATGGATGATAGAGATGATATTGAAATACAGCTTAGATGTCCAGAAGAAGATAGTAGAGGTAAGTTCGGTCGGATACTAGGAGAACTTTGGGTCAATTGTAATGAAGATGGACATGACTTTGGTGGTTGGACTAATATAAATAGATGGTTATGTGAAAAGGGTTATGCTGTTGGTTATTGGGGACAAAATAAAGCAGATGTTCAAGATGAACATATGGCAAACAGAATGTTATTAGCTGAGTCAGGAGAACAACCATTCTTGGAGGATAATTAATGGCCATAAAAATTCCAGATACTTTAAAAAAGGCCAGAAAAAATAGAAAAGGTGACGGAAAAATTAATACTGAAGTAGAAATGATTGACGCGGAAGAAGAAAGATTATGGGAACATAATCCATTAGAAGCATTGAAATATGAGAGAATTGAAAAAAGAAGATTTTTGAATTGGTTATCAAGATTTACTATTTCAATTTGTAATGGTTTAGTTTTTATAGTTTTGTTATATTTGTTATTTTATTTGGATGTAAAAGATACAAGTCGAGATTTGGTAAACATTTTGGTTGGTGCTTATGTCGCAGTCTTAGCCAAGTCAACGGATTATTGGTTTAAAGATAAAGAAGATGCTGAAGATAAAGAATCAGCAGCATTAAACGGAAATGGAGATACTTAATGTCCGATTTTAACGATTTCGGTTTTAGCACTGTAAGTGCTGATGAATACGAAGCACAACAAGTTACAAAGGTAGATGCAGCAAAGGAAGTAGTTTCAACTGCTACTGCTAGTATTACACCAGAATTAGAAAAGATTGGTTCAAAGATTTCTAGTTTGACTGATAGTATGAGAGTTCTTAGTGATGAAATGAATGATCGCAAAGAAGAACTTAATGATAAGTGGAGTACGAGAATGAATGAAGTAGAAGGATTGATACTTCCGCTTCTTCAGAATCTTGCTCAAGATGGTGATAAGAGAGAATGGATACGTTGGCCAAATAGAACTGATATTCTTAATGGTCATATTGATAAAATTAAAGCGGTGACACGCGGAGATTTCTAATGGAGTATGAGAAACAAAGCTTGATAAGCAGATATTGACAATTTGGTTTTTAGGTGTTATAATAAGTATGGTAGTATTGATATTACTAACATAAGGGGGATAGGAATTACTTAATGGCATATTCAGAAAAGGTCTTAGACCATTATAATAAACCAAAAAATGTAGGATCATTAGACCCACAGAAACGCAATGTCGGGAGTGGCTTAGTTGGCGCGCCAGAATGTGGCGACGTTATGAAACTTCAAATACTAGTTGAAGATGATAAAATTGTGGATGCGAAATTCAAGACATTTGGTTGCGGTAGTGCAATTGCAAGTTCTTCGTTGGCGACAGAGTGGATCAAGGGTAAGTCAATATCTGAAGCAACGACTATTAATAATACACATATCGTGGAAGAGCTCTCGTTGCCACCTGTAAAAATACATTGTTCTGTACTCGCTGAGGATGCTATTAAGACAGCTATTAACGATTACAAAGTAAAGAACGGTATCACGATATGAAACAGTTCAAAGAATACTTACAAGAATCGAGTCTTTCTAGAATATGGAAACACTCACAAGAACACGATTACGGAACCATAACTGCATTTAGATCTGCTCGTGATTGTCTTGAAGGAGAACCATATACCATGAAAGAAAACCTTCAACGAAACAAATCAATACTTGCAAAATTAAGATCCAAGGGATATGGTGTAACTGCAATTAAAGGTTCTTATATTGAAAATTATGGAAAACCTACTGCAAAAGAAGTCGGAGAAAATTCTTTCTTTGTTACTGACTTACAGGATAAGGGAAGATTAAAAAAAGACTTGCTCTCGTTAGGTGAGGAATTTGAGCAAGACTCTGTTATTTTTGGTAAAGCTGCTTCTGTTGCAAGTTTACATGGAACAAATAAATGTCCAGAAGGATATCCAGGCTATGGTAAAACAGTAAAACAGGGCGGAGCAATTTTTGCAAAGACAGGAGAATTTTTATCTAGAGTACGTGGCCGTCCATTTGTTTTTGCAGAATCAGTACAACTAGAACATTATGGAGTATGTAAATTCCCAACTGAATTACGAGGGCCTGTAACAATAGCCAATATGGATTGGAGAGATATTATTATTTAATGTTTAATTTAATATATTATGACAAGTGAAGAAACCAAAAAAGAGGTAGGTAGTCTGTCAGATGCGGGTTATCATTTGCTTTTTGATGATGTAGATACTAGTTCTGCTCAATCTGCTGTTGAGTGGATACTGGATTCTAATCTAACTACAGAAAAAAAACATAAAGAATTGACTCTCGTTATATGCTCCCCCGGCGGTGATTTGGCTGCTGGGTTTGCACTCATAGATGTTATGCGAGGTTCATCTATTCCAATTAGAACTGTTGGTCTAGGACTTATCGCATCGTGTGGATTATTATTGTTCATTTCTGGAGCAAAGGGTAGAAGAACATTAACACCAAATACATCTATACTTTCTCATCAATTTAGTTGGGGAACTTATGGTAAGGAACATGAACTTTTCGCTGCGCAGAAAGAATATGATCTCACTACAAGAAGAATGATATCTCACTATAAGAAATGTACTGAATTAGATGATGAGAATATTCGCAAATATCTTCTTCCACCACAAGATGTGTGGTTAGATGCTAAAGAGGCTAAGAAACTAGGAATTTGTGACCAAGTAAAAGAGATGAAATAATGCCATTACAAACTCAAACATCAAGTGATTTCTATACTAAAATTCAAGATTTAGTTCACAAGACTAAATTAACTTATATGGATGCCATTCTTCATTATTGTGATATGAATGGAATGGAACCAGAAACTGCAGCCGCATTGGTGAATACCAAGTTGAAGGCTCAGATTAGGGAAGAGGCTGAGAATCTTAACTTCTTCCCTAAAACTGCCAAGTTACCATTGTAGGTCACTTGACAAACTCTATAATTATGGTATAATATTATTATACGTTAATACATCGCAATACAAACATACGAAAGGTAACCATGTCATTCGCAGATATGAAGAAACGTAGTAAAGCAGACCTCTCAACTCTAATCAAAGAGACTGAGAAAATTTCCAGCCCCAATCAATTCGGTGAAGTTGATGAGCGTTACTGGCGTCCAGAACTAGATAAGTCTGGTAATGGTTATGCCATTATCCGCTTCCTTCCAGCTCCGGTTGGTGAAGAACTTCCTTGGGCACGAATGTGGAATCATGGATTTCAAGGGCCAGGTGGCTGGTATATTGAAAATTCTTTGACCACATTAGGTAATAAAGATCCAGTTAGTGAATACAACACTAAACTTTGGAACTCTGGTATCGAGGCGAATAAGGAAATCGCTCGTAAACAGAAGCGTAGGTTGAACTATACGTCTAATGTTTACGTTATCAAAGACCCCGCTCATCCAGAGAATGAGGGTGAAGTTAAACTGTATCGTTACGGTAAGAAAATCTTTGATAAGGTTAATGACCTAATGAATCCTGAGTTTGAGGACGAATCACCAGTAAACCCATTTGACCTTTGGCAAGGTGCGAACTTCAAGATGAAGA